CCTACTGCTACTGAACTTCTATTTATTTGTAACCATGTAATACCATCGTTAGTAAAATAAATATCGTCATTAACTGCAGCAACAACACCATCGGCATAAGGAAAAACTCCTAAGATAGTATCGGCTGCACCTGAAGGTTGTGTCGAACTACTACCACCAAATTTAGCATAGCCATTAATTCTTCGATAGCCACCCTCAATAGAAACTTCAAAGTTTTGTAGAACTGTTGCTACTCCGGGACTTCTTAATAAGTCTATAGAGTTAGCTGAAGTAACTAAACCGCCATCACAGGCAACTGTATAAGGTTGTGAACGTGCCATAATTAAAAGTAAGTTCTATCGTCTGTCATTCGTGACGGAGCTTGATTGATTAAGTTTGACTTCATATATTTCATAGCTTTTTTAAAGTCCTCTAAAGCAAATGCTGCTTGTTGTGGAGATTCTTTAAATTGCCAAACATAATATCTAGTTCTTGATGTAATGACATTACTGTATTGTTCTGGTAAAACTATTGTATCGTCATAAGCTGATAAAGCTGTTGGTCTGTCAAAAGCATAAAAATGCACATTGTAAACTTTGTCTGGTATAGGACTTAGACCAAATTTCCTAGCATCTGGTGATTGTATAACATATTTTGGTTCACCATAATTTTGTCCGTTTGCATCGTCTTCGTTTTCGTTGTCTCTATAATATCTGGCCCAGTCGGCATGGTCTAAATATTTTAAACCTTGTGAGACATAAGGTGCTGATTCACCTGAGACATTGATGGTTGTTAAATAAAAGTCGTCCCAATCTATTGATGCATAATCTGTTGTTAGACTAGAACTACCATCTTTTAATGTGTACCATCTGGTCCCTGCTACAGTAGCGACAGTGACATTCCCATAAAAAGGGTCTGTACTCCCACTAACTCCTGCTGAGAAAAAAGGCAACTGAGGTTCTTCGTTAGCAATGTCAAACAATGCTTTATTAACAGAATCTTTCACAAACTTTTGTAGCCCTATAGCATTAGCAAAGTTTGCTGCAGTAAGTGGTACTTCGTTAAGTTCTCTCAGAACCTCATTAGTTATATCTAAATATGTTGTTGCCATTATTTTTTATGTATTTTTTGAATTTCAAAGTTTGCTGATTTACTGGCTCCTTTATGTGGCTTATAACCGCCAACAGGGTCTTTCATTAGTTTAAAGCTTTTACCGCTTTTCATCCAATGATAACCTTTAGGTGCTGGTACTTTCATGTTTAGTTAGGTTTTTGTACATGCATAGCTTTCTTAACAAGATTACCAGCATTGTATTTCATACGACCACCATGACCTTTGTTTTCACGTCTAGCAGCTTTATTACCATCCATGATACCATCAACTTTTTCGACTTTTGAACCCATCATGTAGTTCATTCTTTTATCTTTTTTCATTCCGTATTTCATAATTTTATCTCTCCTTATAAAAAATGGAGGAGTCCGAAGACTCCCCCTCATTGATATTAGTCAATACCATAGAAAGCTGATACTAATGCATCATCTCTCAATACTTTTGCTCCATAAACATGTAAGCCTCTAACAATATCACCGAATGAACTTGGGTCTCTTAGGACTTCAGTTGAGATGATTGTTTGAGCTGTAGCTGTTGAGGAAATATGTCCTGCTAAACACTTACCTGCAGCATTAGTTGTTGCAGCAATGTTGTTAGACTTGTACATATTGAAACCTCTTAGCTTACCGCTAGATACAAGACCATTTCTGATTGAGCCTTGTCCTGCGTTAAAGTCTACAGATAACAATTTTGAAGATGCTTGACCAAGAACTTCGTAGAAATCAGGACCAGCAACGAACCATCTTCCTTCTTCAGGAACATTCTGTTCGTCTAATAGTCTTGCCATTCTAGCCATAACGTCTATTGGGTCATGCTCATCAGTACCAAAACCGATATCTAGGTTACCTGTACCATCAAAAGTACCTGCAGCTAAGTCAGTTGCATTATCAGAACCTAATACGTGGTCTGGTGAAGAAGATGAAACACCTGAGAACATTGTTTCGATAACTGCTGCATCGAAAGAATCTCTTAGAGCATAAGCTGCTGAAGATGTTGCTACTTCTTTAAAGTTTACATGAGACATGTCTCTCTCAATATCATCTACGATGAATTTGAAAGCTTTAGCTGAATCGACTACGAGTGTTAGCTCTTCGTCAGTTAGCTTTGTTTGAGTTGTGTCAGAACCTCTGGTGTAGTCATACACTGAGATTACTGGCTCTTTGATGATTTTTACGGAATCACCATAGTTGCTGATTTCTCCGGAGTAGTCAGTATTTGTAATAGCTTCTACAACTGATGCCTTTCTGAAAAAGTTTAAAACTTTAGCAGAATATATAGAAGGCAGGAAGAAACTATTAGCCTGACCACTAACGGAGTTAGCAAAGTTTGCATTTGTATCTGGACTTGGTTCAAAATACTGTGCCATTTTTTACTCCTTGGGTTAATCTAAAAGTTTATCGAGTGATTCTCCCTTCGTCCCAAGCTTTGTCGATTTCCTGTTCCAGTCTATCAAACTCAGCTGGAGATAAAGCTAGAATCTCCTTTTCGGTCCAAACTTTTGCTTGTTGCGGCTCGACACTGGTTGTCTTTGCAGAAACCATGTCAGCTGCTGAAGCTTTACGTTTAGAACCTGCCGATGACTTTTTCTTCGGGCTATTCATACCCATGTCAGACTTAAATAAATCTAATGCTCGACTGGCTGCTTCTGGGTCCCCTGCATTTTTATAAATCCAGTTTTGTATGGACTCAGGTTGAGCTTTAGCCCAGTCATGAAAATCATCACTGTTTCTGATATCATCAAAATCAGGATGTCTTGACTTGAGTTCTTTCTCAGCATCTAGTCTTACTAACTCTTGCTCACGTGCTTGAAGAAGTTTAATTTTTTCTTCTAGTCCTTTTGCTCTGCTTTCGCTTTGCATGTTTGCAACAGTTTCTACAACATCATAAACATCAGGATATTTTTGTTTAAACTCATTAAGTTCTTCTTCAGATTTAGGTGGAGTGTATTTAACTTGACCTTCTCGGGCTTGGTCTAATAACTCTATCTCTCTCTGTTTAAACTCATTAAGCTTACTATCGTAATGTCTTTTTAAGTCATCGTAACGTTTTTTATAGTCGGGTCGCTTGTAGGGTTTTTCTTGAGCTTTTGTGTCCTGAACTTCTTCTTCTTCTTGAACTCCTTCAGCTTCTATTTCTTCAGTTTCTGCTTCAGGGTCTGGAAAATATAAGTTACTTGAGTCAACAAAAACTTTTTCCTCTACTTTGTGCCAACTTTTATCCGCATTATACGGGTTAGCCTTTTCTTGTTTAGCCATCTTTTTTCTCCTATTCAGTGCTAAGCATTCTTACAAGGTAGCTGCTGTACGGGCAGGGCTTGTCTTGCAAAGGTCGCCTTTCGGTTAATCTTTAGCTACGCACATGGCCAAAGGGAGACATCATAGATTTTTTGATTTCCATTGAAGTTTCATCCTCTTCTTGAACTTGACCTAACAGTGATTGCTCACCAGCCATAGGTCTTGTTACTGAGTATTCGACTTCAACTTTCTTATCATCTTCATCTATCTGCATTTCCCCGCCATCTTGCATAGCTGCTCTTTCACCACCAGCATCATAAGCAGCTTCGGCATCCTTCATCATTTGCATGAGGTTGTCTGCACCAATCTGCTCAACTGCTTTGGCAGTGAAGACAAATTCTCCATCTGATAACCTTGCCGGTATATCATCTGAAGTGCCTGTCCCCGGACCATCAACAGGACCGGCTCCAGTAAACTCAGAAGCTCTTTCAATTACTTTGTCGAATAATACACTCAACTCAGGGTTAGCTTCCAGTTGTTCTTCTAACATAGACTTTTCTTTATCAGATAGTGCTTCGTCCACTACAAAGTCTATAAAGTTTTGTTCCATTTCTTCGTCAGGTAGCATCTCGCCACCTTCTGCTTTATTATCTCTTGTTTCTTCTGCAAATATTTCGTCTTTATTTTTTAGTAAATTTAAAAACATATCTTTAGATTCTTGGTCTTGAATAAACATATCAAATCCACTATGAGGTTTTCTAAAACCAGATATGTTTGGATTTTCTTCCATGTCCATTAGCATTTGGTCATAAGCAACATCATCTAACGGACTTTCTTGCATCATTTGCATAGCTTTTTGCTGCATAAGCATGGCTCGTAAATTACCATCACCTTTCGGTCCTTCAGCTAATGCAAGTCTATTCATATCATCATCTAACAGACCACCTTGATAGTTTACTGCTCTTGAAGTCATTGGTAAATCTGTTAAAAGTTTATCTCCTGATGTTGTTGGTACTTTAATATAAGCATTTAAAAATTTATCTATGTCACTAATATCACCACCCATTTCATCTAAAAAAACATCAAATAATTTAGCTTTTTTAGCAGTATCACCTTTAGATATCATTTTAAGTTCATCCAAAGCTAAACTTTGTAAAAAAGCTGCTGGGTCATCGCCTGTTTCAACTTTATCTACAAGAAATTGATAAAGCTCATTTGCTTCTTTAGGTTTTATAGCTCTAGTAGGCTTAAGGTCTTGTGTTATTCCGGGAAAAACTTTTTCAGCTTCTTTTACATTTTTTGATAACTTACTACCTAGTTTTTGAATTAATTTACCTGCTTTATAAGGTTTTCTTTTTTCTTTCATAGATTTTTCAATAGCTTCTCCTCTCTTTCTTTCATAAGAAGATAATTTACCATCTTTATCTAAATCAGCTTTATCTTTATTTAATAAACTCATTATGTCTCCTTCCTATTCAATGCCTCCTGCACCTGCAATCTCATTTGGTCTAGCTGTGCCAGTAAACGTAGTTTCCCCTGCAACCGATACATTTCCTGCTCCGATTGCACCACCACCAATTCCTTCACTATTAAGTCCTTGAGGTTGTTGAGGTGTTCCCTGAAGACCTCCCATAGGTCCTTGTTGTTCACCAACAGGTTGAGCTTCTTCGCCATTTTCTTGTCTAACATTTTGCATTCCTATTATTTGTGCCATCATTGCAGCTTCTTCTGGGTCATTGAGTATTTCATCAGGGTCCAAATCTAAGCTGTAGGCTAGTTCACTTACAAGTTTAGAAATCTTCACAAACGGTGCGATAGCTGGACTTTGTGCTGTCTGTAAAAACATTGTCAATCTTTGACTTCTTACTTCTTTCTGCATTAAGCTATTAGTACCAGTAGCCTTAACTTCTAAATCACCTTTAACGTCTAAATCACCTTCAAAGAATTGCATGTTCCATTGGAAGTATGCTTCTCCTAAAGGCTTCAATAAAAAGTC